AATCATGAGTTTATTTCCTTTAATATCGCTTATCTTTATGCCGGATGAATTTACATTTTCATCTTTATCAATCTCTGCTGCTTTTTCTAAAAATTCTTTCTCCTTAATGCTAAAATCAGCAAGCATCGAATAATATCGATTTATAAATCCTTGGTCTCCTGGATTAAAAGAAATAACTCGGCTTTCATCGCCATTTATTGTCAGCCTTATCTCACCAGTATTTATACTAATATTACTCATAATTTTACCTCCATTTTAAAAGCCCCACCGAAGCAGGGCTGTATATATTAAGCTGCTGTAAATGTCTTTGTGGAAGGAGCAAAAGTGCCATGTTTCTTTTTTCCTGTCCAGTGGATATTAAATGGAATATCCAATCCTTGTGTATTGCCGCCGTAGCTCTGAACCGCAATAACACCTTTCTGTGTCCATGCAGCATATGTAACCGATTCCTCTTCTCCTGTCTTATCGAACACATTCACACATAAAAATGTTCTCTCAACATCTGAAAGGGTTTTTTCATCTTTCACTATATCGTAAAGAATTGCAAATAGCTTGCTGTCTTTCTTTGCCCTCATTGGTGATACAGAGGTCTGCACCTCGTATTTATCCAGCGTTGTTGTAGTATTCCCTGTGATATCTGTTACTGTTTCAACATTTGGATTCATCTCAAGGGACATTTCTTCTACCTTATCCCCTATTAATTCCCATTCAGGTGTAGATGCCGCACCAACATCAGCAAACACCATAAATTCTTCACGTTTTATATAACCGTTTCCTGTTATGCTCATATTATCGCCTTCCTTTCCTTTCTAAATTCTAATTGTAATTGTACCTGGTATAATCCGGTACCGTCTTCATTAACATCAAATAACATTATGTTTGATACTCTTAATTCTTCTGCCTTGTATTTCCCCGGCAGCTCTGGAAGATTACCTTCTGCAGCCTGCTCCTCTAACCATTCAGAGAAGCCTTCCAGAAAGTCGTAATTTTCCTGCCGATCTATTTCATCAGCAGCAGCTTCCCGGGCGTAGAACACATAATTATTCTGATATGTTATATTACCTAATATATCAGTGTTTATTTTCCCATTCCCGGAAGGTGCTACACTATAAGACGATACTTTTTCATCAGCCATATCTGTTTTTACCGTTAACGGCTGCATATCCATTCCGTCAAATGTTTCAAGATAATCCTGTAATGATTTAATTATACTCATTTACCACCTCCGGCATATCTTCTAGCACCTTCTAAAATTGCCGATAATCTTTCTTTCTTCATTCTTTCAAACCAAAATGAACCTCGCATAGGAGAACCATGGTACGCTAAATTTCTAGCCGTAACAACTTTAGGAGCCCTGCCAACCATTACCTTACCGTAATACAAATACCTTGCATATGGAGCATTCCATACTACTTCACCACTTCCGATAGTTGTTCCAAGGATGCCGCTTTTCTTAAGCATTCCGGATTGCATTGGGATGTATGGGTCTGATAGTCTTAAAACTTCACTATCGACAAATTTCTGAGCTTCTGTGTATCTCCCTTCCCATTTGTCTTGAAAGTTAGGATTCCACGTAAGCTTTGCTTTACCGTTTTTAGTCTTTATTACTGTGCCCCTTGGTGTCTCTATTTTCATTTAGCACCGACCTCCCAGTGCGCCATGCTGCTATTAAACAATTTGCCGTCAACCTTGGTTATCTTATAACAATCGTCAAACTGTTCAAGCTCTTTGCTGGACTTAACAACTTCATGAGTGATATTGCCTTTTATGATTGTGTCTCCCGGTTGCAAGGTCCATGAGGTTGTCTTATCTTCAAGTGATTGCCACTCCTGTGAAGGCAGGAACTGCTTATCTACTTTCACAAACTTTGGGATTAGTATAAATACACTGTCAGCATTTTCTACACCTGTTTTACGGAAATTAGAGCCTCGCACTTCATCCCAAAATACGCCGTTTAATACAGTCCGCTGCCACTTCTCGATCTTACCATCAAGAAATTTATTGTAGACTGTGCAAGTATCATTAAACATTTAAACCACATCCCTGGTACATTAATCCCGTCATAGCAAGATACATCTCTGCAGCGTTATACAACTTCTGATCCAATGTCTTACCACTGTTAGCATATTGTTTTGACCAGCTGCCTACTGATTGGCTTATAACCTCGCCGCCGTCGTTTTCATTCTTGTAAAGAACATCCGAAACAGCACAACAGGCATCTTTGATTTTATTTTGCATATTTACCGGATAGCTTTTTTCTGACCGCCCAAATGTTATATTTTCTATATAAGCCGAAGCCTGCCGAGAAAGACGGTTAAAGTCTTCCTCCGGCATGCCTCCTTTATATGTGTCTTTATAGTACGTGTAATCCGCATAAATCATGCGTATCACCTCTCTTAAGCATTCGGAATAAGTGTTATATTCTTGCTTACTGCAGATGTTACTACAGTTACAGTTTCTGTCACAGTTCCGAATCCATTTTTCTTAATTTTGGCGCTATAAGTACCTGCCCTCAAATTAAATACTGCAACGCCGGAAGCATTTGTCTTTAACCTTGCGCCATTGATATCTATGATAGCACCCTCAATTGCTGCCGGTGTACCTGCATTATCTTTTACTGTAAATGTAACCGCCTGAGTTGTAACAGCAGATGCAGGTTCTAAATATGCAAATGCGCATCCAGTTCTATCTTCATCAATTCTTGTCGCTGGATTAGGTAAAGCCCAACCCATCCTAAATACAACACGCAAAGCAATCATATCTTGCTGTGCTAAGTTATACACAATAGCCTTTGTAACTGGGTCCTGAATAACTCCCTGATCAAGTATTTTAACAGTGATATCCTGTCTTATCGCGTATACGGCCTGTCCAAAGTCACCAACAACTAATTGAGCTATTGTATTGTCAAATTCACCATTCTGCGGGAAATACATCGGTGCCCCGTCAAGTGCGTATTGTGTAGGTCCTTGCATATCAGATTTAAATATCGGGTGTCCGTCAGTTCCTTTTAGCCCTCTGAGTTTTGCCCTCATTCCCATAGCCGACAAGGCTCCGTTTACCATATAGCCGTCTTCTTCTACCTTAGCTATTACGCCGTTTTCGCCCATAATCAAATCGAAGTAGTCCGGAGTTCCGCCAGGTGCCACGTTGTTTCCTGCCTGTCTTGCTCTAGTTATAATGTCAGCATCCCATCCCGCAGGTCTGTTGATACCAAATATAACCGCTTGGTCTACCCTGTGCCCTATAGCTTCAATCACTCTTGGCTCAACTTCTCCTAGAATATCAAAGCTTGCATCATCAACAACAGCCTCGGGAATAGGTACGATTACGGCCAGCTCCTCAGCTGTCAACCACACATTATCCCATGCTTGCTGTGATGTTTGTTTAAATCCTGTGTCACCATTCACCCAATATGCCATAGGAAGCATGTCAAGTACTGGTACCCTCGTCTGTTTGCTTGTCATGTTGGGGAGTTTCTTTGCCAACCCCATGAATATAGATTGTTCCGGAGCCTTCTGTTGAATGGTTCCAATTAACTGCTCCTGTATAAGAGCTTCTGCTTGTTCTCTTGAAATCGCGTTAGATGCGAAGTGTTGCAAGTTTAATTTTAAAATCATATTAGACATATTATCTTATCTCCTCTCAATTATTAATTTTCTTTACCAAACAAAGAACGAAATGCTGCATTAGCTTCTTCTTTCCTGTCAGGTGTTCCTTCTGTTCCTGTCTGTCTCATGCCAGTTTTTACAAAAGGCTTTGTTTGCTGCACTTCAAAGATATGCGGGCTTGATTCCCTATAGGATTTTGTAACTTCTTCAATCCCTGCAGGCTTACCGTCTGTTGTGAATGCAAACTTTTCAACCCCACCGTGTTTATAGATTAAATAATCAGGGTCAATAACTCCCGAAGCTTTTAATCCCTCTTTTAAGGCATATTCTTTTTGCAGACTTTCAGCTTTTTTTCTTTCCGCAGCAACATCAGCATCGTATTTTGTTTGCAGAGCCTGTAAATCATTCTGCAGTTTGACCGGATCCTTTCCGTCATACTTCTTAATCGTGTCCTGCAAGTCCTTTATTGTTTGATTTGCAGTTGACAGCTCTGTTTCCTTTGCTGTTACCTTTGATTTTTCTGCTTCAATATCCTTGCCGTTCTCAGCCATAATCTTATCAATGATGTCCTGAGACAATCCAAGCCCTTTTAAAAATTCTGTTTTCATATATCTCCTTTCCGGTTAGGCGTTTTAGGAGGTCGCCAGCTCCTGCCGTTCTGCTGTTTTAGGCTTGCAGATAAGCCAAATTTGCATAAAAAATAAGCCTGTTTTACGTCTGTACTTAAAGACGAGATGTAAGGTCACCTCCCTTAAAAACGGGTATTAAAAAAGCACCAGTTATTTTATTTAACAAGTGCTTTTAATAATCCTTTGTTATTATTGTAATAATATCCTCACAAATGTTACCTATCTTGTTTGCCTCATAATTATCATCAAAACCAACTTCGAGTAAATGATCTGCAACAGCATCAAGTAATTGTTCATTTGCTTCATCGTCATAATCTTTTAGAGGCTCAAAACCTAATTTATTCAATAATTTTTGTTGTTCATCGTTAAATTGATATATCATTATTCTTTGCCTCCTTTTTTCTTATCTTTCCCCGTTTTCCATGAAGTTATTAATGCTCCTGTATCAGGATTAATGTTTACCGTTGCTCCTTCTCCGATAAATCTTTGACTTTTACGACCATCTTTATCTATTTTAATTTTACCAATTTTTAGAGGATTAGTCAATGCATCTTTTATAGAGCTTGCTGACACATTACGTTCAATAGATCTTTCGCCAAAATGTTTTGACACCTCTAAAATAGTAATTCCATTTGATGTTTTTAATCCTGATATCTGTTTAAAACTATTAATCTTCTTACTAATTTGACTTACCTTAGCAGCTTCGCTCCTACCAAAGTTCGGTATTTGCTCCCTGTCGGTCTGTCGCTTAAACACTGTTTGTTTTAAAAAGTCACTTTGTATAGAGTTCCATTTTGATATCTTTGAAGCAGCTTCATCTGTAGATAAGCCGGCGGCATCCATGGCTTGATACTCTCTTTTCCATTTACGTATACGCTGCTCGACATACCTTTGTTTCTGCGTGGCTTCGTACTCGGTCATCTTTTCGCCGTTATACTCGTAGTCTTTGGCGTTCATCTTCCTAAGTTCTTCATCAGTATAAGCCGGCTCAGATAACCCTTCAAAGAACGGGTAAAAATTATGTTTGCAATTCCAGCCGCCTAATCCGGCACCCGTACCATATCCTGTTTCTTTCTTGAAATCAGGATACTTCGGATGTGCTCCTGAAAGGCTAAATACTTTTCCTTGCCATGCAGCATGTGAAGGTCTTGCCCCTGCATGTGCTGATGTTTCTACAAGGTCACTTCCCATTTCCTGAGCTCTTGCTTCCTGCATTTTAAGTGCCGTCTGATTAACTCCTGTAATAACAGCACGCCTTACCGCAGATTCAATGTAGCTTATATGACCATTTGGATATGATATGGAGGCAAGTCCCTTGCCAGTTAAATCCTTTATTGCATTTCTGATAGCTGTATTAGTATCAAATGCTCCTGTTGTAACCTGCATGTATGCATTGTCAAGGATGTTTTCAAACTGCTTTGTTGCTGTGTTTGCTGTGGTCCTCGTTAGATTTTCAAATAAGCCGCTTGTGTTATTTATCCCGGCATCAAGTACTGACAACAGCGCAGGCGATTGTTCAATAGGTACTGGCGAAAGTCCGGGTTTTTTATAAATCTTATCGTCAAATTTTATTGTTTCATATCCTGCTTCAAACATCATTGTTTCAAGTTCTCGCGTAGTCTTGCCTGTAAGCCTTGACAGCCTTTTAAGTATTTCATCATGAATTTGATTCATTTCTAGCAACTTTTTGTATTGATACTCAGCTGAAGGAATGAAGTAATCATATGTTGAAATACGTCTTGCAATATCTGCAATAATGTCCATTTCAGCCTGGGAGTATAATTCAACAAGATTATCCGGAAATTTGTCTATCTGCTCAGGTGTCAGCATTAGCTACCTCCACCAAATCCCATTAAATCATCATCAGATTGTGAAGTTGCGACCATCTTTTTAGCTTCTTCATCGGTTTCACCATAATGCTTTACTCTGTACTCCCATTTCTGCATTATTCCGTCTCTGACTTCCTGCAAATCTCTCTGTTTCTCTGCATTTGCATCCTCAATAATACTATCATCAAAATTTACGGTTATTTCAAATTCGGTTGATAATTTAAGAAGTGAAGCTATAGCTCTGACCATATCATATATAGCACTTTCAAGTATCAACTCATGTTTCTTAAGATTCTGGAATAAATCCGATTTATCAGAAATAACCTCTGTTGCAGTTTTTACATTGCCGTGCTCAAAACCGTACCGGTCTGAACCTAACCCACATTTTTTGGACAGCAAGGCCAAGGCTTTGTTTATTCCTTTTTCATGCGCATCCGCTCTTATCTCCATATTTATTTCCTGAATACTTTTCTTTTCATCCGCATCTATATTAGCAGCGTAAAATTCAGTATCATTATCATCAAACATGGGTTGAACTGTTCCGTCTTCTTCCATAAGCACCTGAGCCATAGTCATTGGAACAATTATTCTTTTCTTTCCAAGCCTGAACTCGTTACAATAACTGTCATAAACTAAGTCACAGCCTTCTAACTGGTCAATAGCATTGGCGTATATTGAAATACCCATAGGACAATCAAGGTCAACATTATTTACGATATTAGGCTTAATTATTTGGAACTTGGCTATGTTTGAGCCTGTATCAAATTCCTCGGTAACCCCTTCAGGCAGTGCTGTAGAAGTTAAATTGTTGCCATTCCTAACAAACATTTTATTTTCAATAACATATTCACCTGTGGCATTAAGTTTATGAATATTCAAATATACCTTTTTCTGCTTGCCCTCTGTTTTTTCAGAAGCAAATGCACACTCTTTAATTCTTCCGTTATCCCATGATAAAGGATATATCATTCCTGCCCGGATATAATCGATAATAACCTTATCTCCGTCTGTGTACTCTACAAATGCTCCGGTGCCTAAAGCAAAAGCAAGCTCCACAAGCTGATTGCCTCTAACTCGAAAGTCATTATCATCAAGCGCTTTCTGCACGGCAGTATTAATATTTTCATTATCAATAACAATTTCCACTTTCTCATTAAGTGCCAGATTGGCCCAGTCTTCAGAAACAGTCTTAGCCATACCTAAGCCCTTTCTTGTGCGGTTAACTTTCTTCTTGCCGTTATATTGCCTGTAATTGTGGAATGATAAAACTTTACCTTTATACCACTTCTGCCATAAATCTATATATGAGTAATAGCCGTCTTCTACAGCTCCATATCCTTGCTGCTTTAAATACTGTGTTATAGCTCTCAAACTCTCACCTCCTTAATCCTAAATACATAATCTGACTTTGTACTGTTTCTGTCGTATATTCCATACTGTCAAGACTGTCAATATTAGTTGTTCCATCATCAAGCCTCACGTCTTCAGTCAATTCTTTTGCATTGTATACTGCTTCAGACAATGCTTGTATTGTATTTTTACAGTGTCGCATAATACCGAATCTCCCTTGCGCCATAAGACTGTTATAAAAAGATATCCTGTCATTGACTGGTCCTTTTATAGCATTTTTAATCTGCACCCCTAGGCCTGCCTTAGCAGCTGCCACAGTTAAACCTTCAATAAGTGTCTGTTCGGCACTGTCACAATAAACCTCATAAGCGTTGTATTTTGTTTTTGCTCTTTTCACAAAATCAACAAAAGCCTTATTCAACTGTTCAGGCGACAACCGACCTTCTTTAACATTGTTGTGATAGTATTCATCTAAAACTATTACCTTCTTATATCCATGAGTAAATCCTGTAAGTGTGAAACTGTGCGCTGATTTACTGCCGCCAAAGTCTACTCCTATTGTTGCTACTCGTATAGCTTCTGTGAGCTCATCAATTATAAAAGCTTCTTTATCATCTACGAACAGAGTGTAAATAACACCTTCAGCTGCTACCCATAACCCTAAAATAAACCGTTTAAAAAAGACACCTACAAACATGCTGCGGTATCTCTCTTTTATTTTCTCTGAAAGGCTTAAATTATCATCCATTGTAAAATGGATATATATAAGCTGCTTTTCTTTTACTTTATCTATCCAGTTAACCTTAAACCAGTGAAACGGATTGTCGGGGTTGCAGTTAAACCAGAATTTACTGCCGTCAACGGAACATCTACCTACTGCCTGATTGACAAATGACTCCGGCATCAACGCAACTTCATCAAAGAATACCCCTGCGAGAGTAATACCTTGTATAAGGTCCTGTGACCGTTCATCTTTACCGCCAAAAATATAAAAATAGTTAGTAACATTACCTCTACTAACTATAACCAGATTATCTGCCCTGTGGTCCTTTACCTTATATCCCCGGGACCGTAACATTAACTTTAACCAGAACAATACGTTACGTCTGAATGAGCCTATTGTCTTACCACACATACCTAAATTCTGATGCGTGAATGTCTCCGTTGCCCACATAACGAAAGATAATGACATTGACAGGGTTTTACCTGAACGGATTGCACCGTCTGCTATAATGCCGTCCTTGTCCTTTACGGGCGAGTTCGGCAACCACCATGTAAGAACCTTAAGCTGTTTCGTTGAGAAAGGCTTAAACTTAAATATAGCTTGCTTTATTCTTCCTGCCATAAGTCATCAACCTTTCCGGAAAGTGCATCAATGAAGCCGTCATCTTCTGTAGTTTCGGTTTCATCTTCATTTGCTTTGGCAATATCAACTTTAAGCTTATTAATTCGCTGCTTCTGCTCTTCTGTAGCTAATTCCCAGTTCTTATGCAGCAGTTCGTCATATTGCTTTATCATCCCTTCCAAAGTTTTCATTGCTCGAGATTGAGCGTTGAGGAATGTCGCATGTTTATCCCATGCCTGTTGTATTTCCCACTTCTCGCTACCTCCAGTATCGCTGTATCCTTCTCCGATTTTGGTTGTCGTTACGTCCTGCTGGTCTTTTACATACATAAGCCGCTGCGCCCTAATTATGGCCGTATACTGCAGCTGTATGTTATCCCACAGAATATCCAGCGGATCTAATTTCTGTATCGACTTCATAATCTCTGCCGTTTCTTCCGGAAGCCATTTAGAAAAGAATCCATGCTTCTCAGCATTCTTATTTTCAAGCGGTGCAGCTCCGCCTTTATTACCTACCGCATTTTTATTACTCTTAGGCGCTCCTTTTTTATGCGAACGCTCGTTATTTTTATCCGAACGTTCGCTATCCCATTTATAAGTGCTCTTCCATCTTCTCACTGTTCCCGGAGGAATATTTAGTTGACTTGCAATCTCAACTAATTTCATACCGGATTGAAATAGTTTATACGCTTTATCTGCGTTTTCATTAGGTGCTCTTGCCAAGCCTCACCACCTCGTTTATGTTTGTTTTGTTTTCCCCGCCCCAAGCCCTATGCAGTCTAATTCATATCTGCATCGTCACAATAAAAAAGCAATGTTAACCACCATACTGTAAAAAGTTTGGATACCTATACTCTGAAATTTTCTTTTTTTAATTCCTCTAAGTCAATAGTTATTGTCATATCCGGACTTATCTTTACATCTCTATAATCATGCGGCTGCATTATAGGTGCTGCTACATTTGCTCCTGCGCCATTTGGTAACTCTTTTAAATACGCAAACGCTTCCATTCGCTTATGATTACATGTATCTACATATTTGCACTTTTGACATCTCTCGCTTAATCTTGATAATCCCATAATTAAACCTCTTTATCGTCACAAAATAAAAAAGAACATATAAAATGTTCTCTTACTTGTTAATAATATTTATTTATAACTTTCTCGCACGCTTTGCATGCTTGTTCTACCATGCGGAATGTCTCCATTGCCATCAATAACTGTTCCTTCAAAATCACCCAGTATTGGCTTTACCCTAGTCATGTACCAATTAGTTATACTCGTTCTTGCATCTGCTTTATTTTTATAAATGTACGAATCAAAAGCAATACCCTTTGCTGCTCGTATGACTATTCTTACCCCTTCTTTAGAAAAAATCTGTTCTTCTAATTCTGATACACTGACTTTTATAGATTGTCCTTCACTGCTCATTTATAACTTCCTCCCCTAAATTATTACTTTACCACAATTATACCAAGGAAACTATTTCCTGTCTACGATCATTGACAAAATATTACAAAAGACACCACTGTGGGAAGCAGTGTCTTTCCAAGGAGGGTATATAAAACGAAAAGTATCAGCCACATATAAACACTTCTCATGACACCATACTACCACATACAAAACGGACATGTCGGGACAACATTAATTTTCTTGAAAAAATCTTATTACCCTTTTTCTTATTCCTTCTCCTGTGTTCCCTCCGCCTATACTCGCTGCCGTCTGCTCCCACGTTAGCCCATTTACGTATTTAAGTAGTACGGCTTGCCTGGTAATGCAATCGTCTATCGTCTGTAGATACTCCTCTATTTCCTCAACTAAATCCATTAACTCCTCTACTCGCCTGTTTAATTCCCTCTGAAGCCGTCTTAATTTCCGATTGTATTCCTGCGTGTCTATTCCCTCAATCTTAATTGTATATTCTACGTACGGGAATTCTACCTGTGAGCCTTTAACCGAATCAGTCGTGGTATGTGTTTCTATGTTATCTATTCGTTCCTGAATTAATTTTATTTCATTTTTCAAATATTTTAGTTGACTTAATTTCTGTCTGTCCAGCTTTACCCCTCCTCCGTCGTAATCTTAAGTTTCGCGATTCTATACCATATCTCAGGCATCCGCTTTAATAGCGGGTATTCGACTTTACCTGTGGTTTTGTTCATACCACTTCACCTCTTTTCATTAATTTGCATTCGACTTTAATTGTGGTATAATCATCCTTGAAAGGAGATGATTACCACGAATTACAATATAGGTATTTCAGAAATAATTTGTACTGAACGTCTTGTTTCTTTTGATGGTTTAAGTATCAAGTACGTAGCTGAAGCCTCTACAAGACCTAACAAATGTACTAATCCTAAATGTTTGCATGATATCAAACCTCATATTCATTCCAGTAAACACAATGCCATTAAAGATATAAAGTCCGAAGGCAAAATTGTAATCATTGATTTAAAAATTTATCGTTATCGTTGCCCTGACTGTGGTTATGTGTTCCCTGATGAATTTACATTCTTTGAAAAGAATGCTCATATTACCAACAGGCTTAAACAAGAGTTCGTTAATCGCTGTATTAAAGGAGAAACTTTTCTTTATATAGCAAACGATTATAGTGTTGCTGATAAAACCGTTGCAAGAGCCTTTAATGACTACGCTGATGAACACAGGGATGAATACACCCTTACTTATACACCTGTTGTTTTAGGCATTGATGAAGCTCACATAGATGACCATTTCCGTTTGGTACTAACTGACATTAATAATAAAAAGCTACTTGATATCAGACGTAATAACAAAATGGCAACTGTTAAATCATATTTGCGAACTTTGGACAAGGATGTCTGCCAATGCGTTACAATGGATTTTGCAAGTGGTTACGCAAGTGCTGTTAAAGCAGTTTTACCTGATGCAACCATTGTTATTGACAAGTTTCATGTCATTCAATTAATTAACAGAACTGTTGACAGTGTTCGTGTAGAAATTCAAAACTACTACCGAAGTCAAGGTCACAACATACGAGTCTTTAAAAACGCTAAAAGGCTTTTTATGTCCAACTTTGAAGATTTATCCGATGAAGCTACAAATCAACTTCAAAATTGGTTTGATGCCTTCCCTGACCTTTATAATGCTTATATGGTAAAGGAATCTTTCAGGGATATATATGCAACCGCTAAATCCTATGGAGAAGCCTCTAAAATGTTCAATGAATGGATTGAAATGCTACCCGATACACCTAAATTTAGAACTTTGAGATATACCTTTACTGAACGTAAGGAACATATTTTGAACTACTTCATTTACAAACATACCAACGCTTATACGGAATCCGTTAATAATTCCATTAAAAAGATTGAGAAGGCTGGTAGAGGTTATAAATTCGATGTCCTACGTGACCGTTGTATGTTATCCATTAACAACCCTGCTCCAGATAAGTTCTCTCATAAGGATGCACTCTATTTCAAAGACGATGAAGCCGCCACTTATCGTAAGAAATTAGAACGCTATCAGAAGTTAGTTGCTCAAATGGAAGAACGTGCTAAACAGAATAAAGGTCTTATAGGTAATTCAATTGACAATCCTGTATTAATAGAAATATATGATAAAATGCCAAGTCATGCTGTTCTTCGTAGAAACGTCTTTAAAGTTGCTGATGATGTTATTCAAGTTTAGGAGTTGCTCTTTTGGGCTTCTCCTTACTCTCTCAACCACCAAGACATTACTTCTTCACCAGTTTTCCAAGTATTTGATTTCAAACCTGCCTTTTCTCTTGCAATTAACATTCTGCCAAATGCTTTAATATAATTTGCTTTATATTTTGGCCATCTTTCAAAATCTTTCTTCATTTGCTTTTCACCTGCTAAAGGGCAACCAATACAACCTATTCTTTTAAACCCTTCATCGTACAATTTGCAATATGGAACATTGTTTTTTTTAATAAAATTCCAAATATCTTCATCTGTCCAATCAATTATTGGATTTAGTATATGTTTTCCTTTAATTGTACAATTTTCAATCAATTGACGTTTTTCATCATTATCAGTATTAAGAAATATTTCTCTGTATTTTTTAGCTTTCTTTGATTGACTACCATACTTATCAAATTCAACTAAATCCCTGCTGTTTCGCCTTCTTGCACTTTCAGCCCATCTTACACCAGTTACAACAAATCTACCTTCTCCACCCTTTTCTTTTAGCTCAGAACAGCAATAACGAACTTTCCTATTAGGTGGCATTTTCTTTTGTTCAATAAGTTTATACATTGACACTTCAGGATAATGTATAGTTACATCCTTATATTTCTCTTTTATGAAATACACCAATTCTGGAGGGTCTACTGTAGTTAAGTTATAATGCGAATCGTATTTAACGCCTGCCATATCTGCTAATGCCTTAATGACTATGCTGTCCTTACCACCACTGAATGCTAAATAATAGCCTTCTGATGGTTCAAACATCTTTAATCTATCTATCGCTACTTGAACTTTATCCTGTCCAAGAATGTTTATTTGTCCTAACATAATTCACCTACCTTTTCTCAAATACCACAATTTATATCTAAATCTTTAATATCTATCAAAATCATTCAATACCACACCTAATGTCGCTAACCCCAATTATCAATTGTGCCTTAGGGATGTTGTAACGCTTGTAATTTTGAAAATGATCGTGGTAAAGTTCCATTTGCCCTCCTATTCCAACTCACTCCATCCTCTGCCTCTTCTCTTTTTCTCTTCCTTGTGAATCCCTTTTTCCCGGAACATCATATAGCTGCCATTAAAGTCAAGTTCTACATCCCCTGTGGAGCCTCTTCGGTTCTTGTTTATTGTTAAGCCGTAGATATTTTCCTCAGGATTGATTTTCCATAGCATCATTGACTTAACAAGGTCCTGCTCTATCGCTCCGCTGTCTCTGTAGTCATTCAGTGATGGCTTGTCTGTCTCGTCTTTTACCCTGTTAAGCTGTGATAAAAGGAGTATAGGGCATTGAAGCTCAGAAGCTAATATTTTTAAATCTCTCGTTATCTGTCCGATTTCAAGGTTCCTGTTCTGCTCTTTTTTAACTGGCATCATTAGTTGCAGATAATCAATTACTATTAACCCTAAATCCTTAAACTGTTGGCATTCTGTTCTGATATCAGCTGTTGTAAGCTTTGTAATGTCTGCTATGTAAATCGGAAGCTTTGAAAGGTCATTCGCCTTATGCATTATCTTGTAGTATGCAGTATCTTTGATGTTTTCCGGTACTCCTTCAAACTTTGTAATCAAGTTGTCCATCGGTATGAAGGTCTGATTTGACATCCACCTTTCAACCAGCTCATATGCCTCCATTTCCTGACTGAATATCGCAACTTTCTTTCCCTTCTTCGCTACATTCAAGGCTACATTAGCACCGAATGCACTTTTACCGCATCCAGGACGTGCCGCTAATCCTATCAGCTGCCCTTTAAACATTCCCTTTAGCATGCTGTCTATCAGTGGAAATCCAGTGTCGCATCTGTTGCCGTCTTCCTTACTCTGAAGGAAGTCTACATATTCCGAAACAGAAGTCATCATATTTTTCATTTGCTTTTTCTTGCTATTTTTTCTCAGGTTGTAAAGTTCTTGTAGGAGCCTATCTGTGTTTGTATCGAAATCCTCTCTGCTGCCTAAGGCCTGTGAGAGTAAAATTTCAAGTTCTCTCTTCCTGTATAACTCCTCTAAATCCTTTAAGTTGCTTTTTAGGACGTAGAAGGTTATTACATTCTCAGTGCATTTCAGCACATGATTCACTGCTGCCTTTTCGCTTAATCCGATACTTTTAAGATGCTCAATCGCTGTAAACTCTGTAAAATCTTTTCTGCCTACATAACATTCCTTTGCTTTATTAAATACTTCTTGATTGGTGCTGTTGAAAAAGTATTCCGGCTCTGTCTTATCAAAGTACTTAATTGCTTGTTTAAAGGATGTTATCAATGTTCCGATTATGCTGTATTCTAAATCTAAATTATAGTTCACTAACCGTCCTCCCTTTTCATTTGTGCAAGTAACATCATGTATTGTTTTCTGAATTTACCTGCTGATAATATATTGCTTTGCCAAAAGTCATTCCTTTGACTGAATAATAAAACGTCTTTCATTTCGTCGATATCATACTCATCTGAACTGACCATCTTGTTAAATTCAGCCGACCAGCTTTGTAATGTCTTTTCATCCTTTAATGGCTTATCTAATCTTTTAGCTATCTGCTTTGATAGGTATAATGCTAATAAGTATTCCTTATCATCATTGGTAAAAATCTTTGTTTCCTTTTTCAAAGGAATATCTTTTTTATTATTCTTGTTATTCTTATCATTCTTGTTAGCTGTTAGTTGCCTGTTAGTTGCCTGTTGGTCTCCTGTTAAATTGCCTGTTAGTTCATCATCCTTGGACTGATGCAACTCCCAATTTACAATAGTTATAAGTCTATTTTTGTTTGTTGATTCGTCTGTTAAAAATTCATATTTTTCAAACCTTGCTAAAGCCGTCCTTACGTTCTGTATTGTGATTCCTTTGCCGCATTTTTTTACAATTGAAGGCAGACTTGTAACAAATTGACCTGGCATTGCTTTATATCTCTCACCCTTCCACTCCCATTCTTTTTCTTGATGATTGGCCATCATTAAAAGAGTAATGAGTATGGTTTTTTGTTCAGGGGTAGACTCTTGCCATATAGCTTTATTCATCAATTCCCTATGTAATTTTATCCACCCTGCCAATTTACCACCACCCTATTGATTAAATTGCCATGAGTCTTTTAATTTTTCTATTTCTGCTGGTGTCATTGTAGATATGCCCAAAGCCTTTGCCTCAGACACAATTCCATCAATTAAAATAGCCATCTGTTTTGTATCGTACTCACTACTTCCCATAAACACCTTGATATGTGTAAAATTCTTATCGTTTACCACTCCGTGTCCACATTCTTCAGCATACTTTATACTTTTCATAAACACGGGAACCGCCTCATCCATGACCGAAACTATGCTACTTTGTCCATATCTTTTAAGCATCTTAATATAAATTTCATCTTTGGATGCCCTTAAGACATTAGCTATCTCTGTGCATAACTTCCAGCAGTAAGCATTTGCGTTTAATGAACGTTTTTTCTTTTTATGGTCTATTTTACAAACCTTTAGCTTTTCATCGTTCAGCAACGCATTAAGAGGCTCCATGTTGCTCTGCTCTTCCTTGGGAACTATGAGAGTTACTTCATAGTCCCCGCTGAATTCTCTTGTTATTTTGCCTTTTGTAAAAGTCAATTCCATGGCATCACCTACAAATAGTTACGACCGATTAATTTCACAAAATCTTCTCTGCTATGAGTTTCTTCATACTTAGATTGACATTCTCTTCTTAATTGCAAATTCAATTTTATGTTACTATGAACATCTATTCTGCTGTTCTGGTTATGATACTCTCCTGTTAGATAAACCCAAAATCCGTTTTTGTCTGAAATTTTTTTATTCGCATCCCCGAAGTAGATATGATGACAATGTAAGTTGTCTGTTCTACCTGTTAAATAACATTCCTTCTTGCCTTGTAAGATGCTATTTTTTCTCATATTTCATCCTGGTCTATTACTGCGTAATTGATGCCGTTATCTTTCAGAAATTTTGATACACTTAATAACTGTCCATGTTTTCCGTTAATCCTGTAAATAGCATAGTATGTAGGTTCTTCTTTCGCTGGTTGGATTGGCTCATATACTGGATCTTTTACGGGTTCTTGCATCGGTTCCTGTGTAGGCTCCGGCATGTTCTGTACTGGCTCAGGTTCGGGTATCGGCTTCGGCGCTGGTGGTGGATTCTCTGCCTCATATATCTTGCTTGCAGAAAGCTTTATTTCGGCTATGACGTCCTTTGCAGACATACCCCTGTCTATATATCTCCTGAAGTCTTCAAACTTCATTTTACGGTTAATTCTTTCGTTCTCCGAATCAATTACGCCTTTGATTATGTCTATCAATTCTTCTTCTCTGTCCTGCTCAACTTTTAATGTCATTGCTTTTGAAATCAGGTCCTCTTTAACTTCATTGGACTTCGCTGTTAAATTGCAATACTTGTCCAATATTTCAAGCCTGTTAGCATACTTTTCATTAAGACCATATTCAGCTGCAACATCCTTCGCAATTTCTATTGCGTGATTACGTTTTAAATCCCTCTTTTGGATATCAAATACCTCTATGCCCTCCTTAATTGGCTTTTCAGCTTGTTCTATCAGGGAAACTAAATCTTTGCATTGTGCTTCAAATAATGCGATAGGTGCAGATAATTCTTTTTTCTTTTCTTTGCGATAATTATCAATCTTTACCCTTATGCTCGCTAATTCCTTTTGTTTAGCTTTACAGGTAGATAAATTAGTTTCGGTTACAACTAAACCTTTATAGTCCTGCAATGTATTGCTGAGAGAATTTTTCAATTCTTCAAAGTTGATTTTAATAACCGGGGCAATCTCCTTCTCTACCTTAAATTCTAATGCAGCTGCTTCTGTGATTTCATCTGTTCCTGCATCTGTGGCAAGGCCCTTGATTGTCTTAATTTCAAATTCGCAAGGCTCCTCCGGAACATTTATTTCATCAACCTGTAAAATCTTGTCCTTGCCTGCCATATCAGCCACAACTAAATCGCCGACATTTACATCTATCTCACTTTTATATGTGTAAGCGCGCCCCTTTGGATTTCCGCTATCATCTATTACTTTAACTTTTATTATCATTTAGTCCTCCTATAGACCTAAGTCTTTCTTTTGTTTAGTCTCTACATTTGCAAGTCGCTTCATCAATTCATCCCACTGCTCAAGAGTCAACTCGCTTAACGCTGATACATTTTTATCCTTGCAAATTTGCTTCGTTTTTACGCCTGTCCTTTTAAGTTCATCCTCCAATGCGCCCAATTTAATCCTGTCTAATTGCTTGCCTTTGATAGCTTGTACATCTTCTGGAACTTCATTTCCTGCAGGATTATCAGCTGACTTATTATCTATTTGTGCAAATCTTGAAAACAATGTAACACCCTTAGAGTCCTTTATAACTAAACCGATGATTTCTCTCTTATGCTCCGTCTCTTTGTACTTAATTTCCGATACATAAGCACCACTGAATTTATAAGGATTCTTTAATTTGAATTTATTAACTGCATTTTGAATTGGCTCTGTTTCGCAGGGCACGAATATAAGTCCTCCGGTGTAAAGCTCTCTGCCTATGCCTATATTAAATGCTGCTCTTTTAAAACTGTCTGACGCCTCGCCTTTCTCCTTTTCTGTAAAACTTTCAGTCCCGCAATCCCATTTCCAAACCCACTCTTTCAACTCTTTGTTGAAAATTCCGATACCACAATAAAGGTTGTCCTTTATAACTTCATGGTTCCGCTGCCATCCTTCAGGACCGTAAGTTTCATCAAGTATATTCATGTCGCATCGGGCATCCTTA